CAGGACGCCCGCCTCCCCCTCCCGGGAGAGGTCTTCGCCCTGTTCACCGGCACGGTCACGCAGGTCTACGCCACGGCGCCGACCTACAACGCCGCGACCAAGACGCTCACGATCCCGGCCACGGCCGGCGTGATCTACCGCATCAACGGCGTGGACCAGACGGCTGGTCCGAAGGTCATCACGGAGGACACCTTCGTCGAGGCAGTGCCGGCCGAGGGCTACGCCTTCACCGACGCCAGCGACGACGACTGGGCCTTCGACTACACGCCGTAGTCCCAACTAGATAGGAGACCAGAGAATGCTCAAGATTCAGGTACTTCGTACCGAAAACTTCGATGATGCCAAGCAGGAGTTCGTCACTGAGTACGACGAGCTCCTGCTCGAGCATTCTCTGGTCTCACTGTCAAAATGGGAGTCGAAATGGGAAAAGCCGTTTCTCGGTTTGTCCGAAAAGACTGACGAAGAGGCTGTGGACTACGTCCGGGCCATGATTCTCACCCCTGACTTTCCTCCGGACGTTTTGTCCAGACTCTCTTCGGAGAACGTTGAAGAGATCAACGCGCACATCCAGTCGAAGATGACTGCTACATGGTTCAACGAGCTCCCGAACCAGCCGGGCAAGAACTCCTCGGAGGTAATCACCAACGAGTTGATCTACTACTGGCTGACGGAGCTCGGCATCCCGCACGAGTACGAAACCTGGCATCTCAACCGATTGTTCACCCTCATCAAGGTGGTCGGCGCTAAGCGCCAGAAGCCCAAGAAGGTGAACCGTGCGGATGCCATCGCACAACGCAAGGCCCTCAACGACCAGCGCAAGCTGGAGACCGGTTCTACAGGTTAAGGAAGGAAGGTCCCGATGACGAAGGTCAGCTGGAACGATCCCGGCACGCGTTTCTACGAAGACGGCGTCGATCGCGGCGTTCTCTACGTCCAGACGGTCTCCGGGTTGACCCCTCAGCACGCCGACGGTGTCCCGTGGAACGGACTGGTGTCTGTGTCTGAGAAAGTCTCCGGCGGAGACATCACCACGTACTACTGGGACGGTCAGGCGTACTACAACGACGCCATGGACGAAGACTTCTCAGCCACGCTCGAGGCGTTCATGTACCCCGACGCTTTCGCACAGTGCGACGGCAGCGTAGCAATCGTTCCGGGTTTCGAAGCCATGCTCCAGCCCAAGAAGCTGTTCAGCTTGGCCTGGAGAACCCGAGTGGGTAACGACGTGGACGCCGACATCGGCTACAAGCTGCACTTGCTCTACAACGCCTCGGCCGAGCCCTCCGATCGGGTCTACAAGACTCGCAGTCGAACGGCTGATCCCAACAACTTCTCTTGGGGGTTGAAGGCGATCCCTATCGACGCCACAATCTTCAAGCCGACGCCATATTTCGTGATCGATTCGCGGAAGACGTCTCCGGCTCGAATGCAGGCTCTGGAGGACAAGCTGTACGGCACGGCCAACACAGCTCCTCAGATGCCCGACACGTTCCAGCTGTACAACCTCATGACGTCGTAGCCCTAGGAGGGGTGATGTTCTCGCTCTCAAACAAGGGCTCATTCGACAAGACTGAAGCGTGGCTGAAGCGCGTGCAGAACCTCAAGATCGCTGCTGTGATGAACAACGCTGGCGCTCGAGGCGTGGCTGCGCTTGCAGCAAACACCCCCAGGGAGAGCAGTGAGACTGCTGGGCTGTGGGACTTCCACGTGGAGTCCGGCGGCGGTAAGCACTCCATATCCTGGACCAACAGTCACGATGCCGGCGGTGTTCCGCTGGTTATTCTCCTGCAGCTAGGCCACGGTACTGGTACCGGCGGCTATGTCAAGGGGCGCGACTTCATCAACCCACCCATGCAAGCGATATTTGACAAGATCGAATCCGACATTCGAAAGGCGGTGAACTCAGCATGACTGCTCCCGAAGACAGAGTAATTGGAATGGACTTTGACAACTCGAAGTTCGAGAACAAGGTCCGCACGACGCTGAGGACGCTCCAGACCCTCAAGACTGGTCTGGATCAGCTCACTGCCAAGAAGGGTGTCGGCGATATTGGCGCAGAGTTGGGTAAGACCAACCTGAACCCGCTTCGCACGCAGATCGACGGAGTCTCCAAGGGCTTCCTGGCCATGTCCACGGTCGCGGTCACCGCTCTTGCGACGATCACGACCAAGGCCGTCACCGCCGGAGCCAACTTCGCCAAGTCATTCACCCTGCAGCCCATCACCGCGGGCTTCCAGGAGTACGGCAAGAATCTGCAGTCGATTCAGACGATCCTGGCCAACACCCAGGCGTCGGGCGCCAAGCTCAAAGACGTCGAGGACGCCCTCAAGACCCTGAACGAGTACTCCGACAAGACGATCTACAACTTCTCCGAGATGGCCGACAACATCGGTACCTTCACGGCGGCTGGTGTGGATCTGAAGACCTCAACCGAGGCCATCAAGGGTATCGCCAACCTGGCAGCCCTGTCGGGTTCAAACTCGCAGCAGGCCTCCACGGCCATGTACCAGCTCTCGCAGGCAATCTCGGCCGGTAAGGTCGGTCTGCAGGACTGGAACTCGGTCGTCAACGCCGGCATGGGCGGTACGGTCTTCCAGCGTGCTCTTGCCAACACCGCAGTCAAGATGGGCGAGCTCAAGGACGGCGCTGTCAGCCTCGAAGGGCCGATGAAGAACGTCTCCATCAATGGAGAGTCGTTCCGTCAGTCACTCGACGCCAGCAAGGGTCCCCAGTGGCTCACGTCCAAGGTGCTCACCCAGACCTTGAAGCAGTTCACCGGAGACCTCAGCGACGCGGAGCTTGCAGCACAGGGCTTCAGCGACAAGGAGATCTTCGCGATCCAGCAGACCGCCAAGACTGCTCAGATGGCTGCCACCGAGGTCAAGACCCTCAGCGGTGTCATCGACGTGGCTCGCGAGACTTCTGGATCCGGGTGGGCTCAGACCTTCCAGATCATATTTGGAGGGTTCAACGAGGCCAAGACCTCAATGACCCAGCTGAGCAACTTCGTCAACGGGTTCATCAACCGTCAGGCGGATGCTCGCAACGCTGTTCTGGAGGACTGGAAGAAGCTCGGCGGCCGCGACATGGCTATCGAGGCTCTGAAGTCCGGATTCCAGGCACTCTCTTCGGTTCTCAAGCCCATCAAGGACGCGTTCCGCGATATCTTCCCCGCGAAGACTGGCCAGGACCTCTACAACATGACGGTTGCGTTGAAGAACTTCTTCGACGGACTGAAGCTCAGTGACGGGGCGGCAGATAACCTCCGGAGGACTTTCGCCGGAGTGTTTGCACTCTTCTCGATCGGCTGGGAGATCATCAAGCGGGTCGTTGGTCTGTTCTTTGACCTCGGCTCGTCCGCTGCGGGTGGCGAAGGTGGCATCCTGAGCATCACAGCCAGCCTCGGCGATTTCCTGGTTTCCATCGACAAGGCTCTCAAGGAGGGCGGAGCGCTCAACGCGTTCTTCAACGGTCTCGAAGGGGTCCTCTCGATCCCCATGGCCTTGCTCGAGGGCCTCGGCTCGCTTCTCAGCGGGCTGTTCGGTTCACTGGACGTCGACGTGCTTGGCGATATTGCTGGCGGCTTCGAAGCCGTTGGTGACGCCATCGCAAACGCGTTCAATGCAGACAACGTCAACGCCATTCTCAGTGGTGTAGGTGCGGGTCTGCTCGGCGGCATCCTCTTCATCCTGAAGCGCTTCATTGGACGCATCACCACACTCTTCTCCGGAGGTATATTCGGAGGAGGTGGCTTCCTCGACAGCATGAAGGACTCGTTCCAGTCGCTCACGGGCGCCCTGCAGTCCATGCAGACGCTGCTCCAGGCAAAGACTCTGCAAGCAATCGCTATCGCGGTGGCGCTCCTTGCCGCTTCGATGGTCGCGCTGTCCCTGGTCAACCCGAAGCGTCTCGGTCAGGCTCTTGCAGCTATGACTGTGGCGTTCGGCGAGCTGTTGCTGGCCATGTCTGTTGTGGTCAAGCTGGCTGGACACGGCGGGTTCATCAAGCTCCCGTTCATCGCGGGATCCATGGTTCTTCTCGCAGGAGCTGTTCTGGTTCTGTCGGCGGCCGTCAAGGTCTTGTCGACCATGAGCTGGGGCGAGCTCATTCGTGGTTTGACAGGGGTCGGGGTCCTTCTGGGCTCTATATCCTTGTTCGCAAACACCATGGGTGGAAGCGCTCTGAAGATCGCCGCTATCGGTGCCGCTATGATCCCGCTTGCCGCGGGTATTCTGCTGCTGTCCGGTGCGGTGAAGATCCTGGCGGGTATGACCTGGACGGAGATCGCTAAGGGTATGACGGCGCTTGCCGGCTCCCTGACGGTCGTCGCTTTGGCCATGCGAGCTATGCCCCTTGGGCTCCCGGTTACGGCCGCGGGTCTGGTGGGTGTCGGTATTGCGCTGAACCTCATTGCTCACGCCATGGGGTCGTTCGGTGGTATGAGTCTGATGGAGATCGGTAAGGGCGTTCTCGCCATCGCCGGTTCCCTGGTGGTTATTGGCGCAGCAATGCGTGCGATGCCCTTGACTCTGCCGATCACAGCTGCGGGACTCGTCCTGGTCAGCATTGCCCTGCAAGGAATCTCTCGTGCTCTCGGCAAGATGGGGAGCATGTCCTGGGAGGATATTGCTAAGGGTCTGGTGGCTATGGGTGGCGCTCTTGCCATCCTCGCTGTCGGTACCCAGGCCATGAGTGGTGCGCTCCTCGGAGCCATCGCTTTGACGGTTGTTTCAGGGGCTCTTCTGCTTCTCGTACCTACTCTGCTCGCTCTTGGCTCCATGTCTTGGGAATCCATCGGTAAGGGTCTTGTGACTCTGGCCGGCGCTCTCACCATCATGGGTGTCGCTGGCTTGCTTATGGCTCCGGTGGTTCCTGCACTCATTGGTTTGGGTGCTGCCATCGCGTTGTTCGGTGCGGGTATTGCGCTTGCAGGTGGCGGTCTTCTGGCCTTCGTGGCTGGTCTGACAGCTCTCATCGCAATCGGTGGTGCCGCGGCAGTTGCCGTTGGTAACTTCCTGAAGCCCATCATTGCTCTGGTGCCTGAAATGGTATCGGCAGTGGCTAAGGGCGTGGTCAACTTCGTACAGACGATTGGCGCAGGTGCTCCGGCGATGCTGGGGGCCATGGTCAACGTCTTGACGACGATCATCCAGGCAGTCATCAATGCGCTTCCGAAGATCCGTGAAGCAGTGACCAAGTTCGTAAGGATGATCCTCAGCGTTCTTGTCGACAACGTCGGCAGGATTGCCAGCGCAGGAATCAAGATCATCATCAGCTTGATTCAGGCCATGAGCAACAACGTCGGCAAGGTCGTCTCCACGGTGACCAAGCTCATCATCAACTTCATCAGGGCGCTGTCTGACAACGCTCCGAAGCTGGCCGACGCGGGTGCCAAATCCATCGTCAAGTTCGTCAATGCGCTCTCAAAGGCCATCGACGCAAACGCCCCCGCGCTGGGTAAGGCGGCAGGGCGTCTTGGTGTTGCCATCGGTAAGGGCATCATCACGGGCATCGGCTCCATGGCTGGAGAGGTCGCCAACGCGGCTAAGAACATGGCAGGCAATGCGATTAAGAGCATCGGCAACAAGCTCAAGATCAACTCGCCTTCCAAGGTCACCATGTCGCAGGGACGCAGCATGGGCGAGGGTATGACCATGGGCATCGACGCCATGGGTAGTGCGACTTCCAAGGCTGGTGAGCGAATGGCCAACCAGGCAGTCAACGGTGTCAAGAAGGGTCTGGACGGGATCAACAACCTGTCCACGTCCGACATCAACCTCGTTCCTACAATTCGTCCCGTTGTGGACCTGTCCGACGTCAAGAAGAAGTCGGGGGAGATCAACAACATCTTCACCGATCACCCATTGGCTACGGACGTGTCCTACAGCGCTGCGGTTGCCATATCCGACAGCCAGACCAAGAACTCGGAGGACGACGGCGACGATCCGGAGAACCCGGGTGGTGGCACGACGAACTACTTCGAGCAGAACAACTACTCGCCCAAGGCAATCTCGCCCGTCGAGCACTACCGCAACACCAAGAATCTGCTAGCCCTAGCTAAGGAGGAGTGACTGCCATGCGTTTCAAATCCATTCGGCTGACAGGCCGGACGACCATCAACATTGCAATGGTGGGAGCTACTCCGCTTGACAAGTACGTCGTCAAGAGCATCGATGGTCTGGGGCCGTCTGAGGTTGACACGAATCTGAGCAAAGTCCTGTACCAGGGCGCTGTTCTGCAGAGTGCTCAGCCTCAGACGCGCCAGATCGTCATCAAGGTCAAGCTGAACCCGAACTACGCTGGCGGCGAGCGTCCCGACACACTTCGTACAGACTTGTACGGGATTCTCGCCGCCAACTCGAGGGCTTCGATGGCTCTGTCCCTCATGGATGGAGCTACTACCAAGGCCCTCACACAAGGCGTCGTGAAGAACGTTGAGCCGGCGTTGAACGACAAGGACAATTCGATTCAGATCACGATTGACTGCCTGAGCGCATATCTCAGGGACTCTTTCAGCACCAGTCTGAACGCGGCGTCCTTGGCGTCTTCGCCACTCATCAACTACCCGGGTTCGGCTCCGGCAGGATTCAGTGCTGATGTCACCATCGGAGCCGCGGCCAGTGCTTGGTCGCTGAGCGATGCTGAGGGCAACGGGGTCCGGGTTACCTATCCTTTGCAGGTGGGCGACCGGATCATATTCAACACCACACCCGGCCTACGGTCCATCAACCACCGCCGAGCCAGTACCACAACCAACCTTCTGGGATCCCTGCAGACGTCACACAAGTGGATCATGCTATATCCCGGGAACAACCAGCTGAACTCAGTAAGTACCAACACGTGGGGCGCTTTCAGCTTCCTCACACAATACTTGGGGGTGTGACATGGATTTTATGCGCTTGAACAACACCACGTGGATTCCCAACCAGCTCATCGAGGGCTACAGCTCTCTTATCTGGACGGAGCGATTCTCGGGTGCAGGCGACTTTGAAATGCACACCCCCTTGATCGACGCGACACGAGCTTTGCTCAAGGAGGGCGATTTCGTCACTCACCTCGAGACCAAAGAGGTGATGATCGTCGAGACCGCGCTGATCACCAAGAACGATGAGGGCGTCGCCGAGCTGGTGTACACGGGTCGAACTGTAGAGACGTTCCTGGAAAACCGTGAGTCGCGCAGGGAGGACAGTGCCGGGTTGTCTAACTGGCTGCTCCCTCAGCGATACACGCCCGGTAGCGCTCTTGGTTTCCTCATCTACGCCGGCAACATCGGCAACATCTACAGTTCGCCGTCTTCGGATATTCTTCCGAATCTCGCGCTGACGCTGACCAACAACACCGGCACGTCGCAGTACTGGACGTATCAGAACAGCAGTACCTACGCCAACCTCGTGAATTTCATGATGAACAGCGGCAACGGCATTCGCAACAAGCGACCTTCGGGTATCCGTGAGGTCGAGTGGTCCTACCAAGCTGACGGACTGCAGAACCTGCTTGCGGTGGACCCCGAGCCCAAGCTCGTGATGGATATTTACAAGGGCTTTGACCGCACGCTGGGTCAGACGAACTACACGCCCGTGATCTTCCAGTACGAGGACGGACACCTCAAGGAAGCGTCATATTTGTTCACACTCAAGGACTTCAAGAATGCCGTGACGGTGCACCACGACCTCGCGGACAACGAAGTGACCCTTCCGGGGGTCTTTCCTTCAGGCTGGAACAAGCGCGGAATGGCGATTGACGCTGGCGACACCTCAGGCATCCCTGGCGGTCAGCAGTTCTTGGATTATATCCAGCAGATCGGCACGGCGGCGTTGATGGAGCACAACAAGCGCGTTGTGATTGACTCCGAGCTTTCGATTGCGGCTCCGTACAAGTACAAGACGCACTTTGATCTGGGAGACAAGGTCACCTGCCTCGGCAGCTATGGCATTGTCTCTTCAGCGATAGTCACCGAGTACATCCGTACGGAGGACTTCGAAGGCGATCGTGGATTCCCCACTCTCGTCCAGGCAGGATAGAAAGGCAAAACATGCTGAAAGAGTGGCACTTCACTGTCCTCTTTTTCGTGGGGGTCGGCGGAGCCATCGTGCTTCTGGTGGGCTCACTTTTGGGTCTAGAGATCAGTGACAACCCCATGGCATATTCCGGGGTTGGCTCCATTCTGGCCTTCGTCCTCACGCAGAGGAAAACATCCAACCACAAGAAAGATCAAGAAGAGAAAGGAGCAGATGACCAATGAACGATCAAGACAAGATCACCTACTTCATCGTGGGTGCACTGGTCGGATTCGCATTCGGCTACATCACCCGATCACTTCGGAAGATCAACAAGACGGTAGAGGAGATGGACGACTTGCTCAAGAAGGGTAGGGACGAGCGCGGGTTCATGCGAATCCCAGCGGTAGCTGACGCTGCGTTCCTCGTTATTCTGGCTCTGACGCTCTACGGAGTAGTCGGGTCCCAGAAAGCCAGCCGTGACGTCCAGGATGCGCAAGACGCGCAGGGGCGCACGGTGGCTTGCACGCAGCAGTACTTGTCGAAGACCATCAAGGCTCTGAACGAGCGCACGACGTACACCACGGAACAGGCTTCGGCCAACGTCGAGCTCCAGAAGTCCCAGGCAACATTTCTCAACATCTTCCTGCGAAAACCGCCCGCATCCAACACGGAAGCCGAGGACGCGCTGAACGCATATTTCAGCAGTCTGACGGAATTCGTCAAGGTGGCCGGCCAGACGCAGCAGAAGGTGACAACCAACCCATATCCCACTGACGAGGAGTTCGTGACCTGCGTCATGGGAAAGAAGGAGACATCATGAGTGACCAGGTACCCCAGGCCGAGGCCAACGCCCCCAAGGACGTTCCCGTCATCAGCAACAAGCTCTACGACCAGCTCATGTTCCTGGCGGTCGTCCTCCTGCCCGCCGTCGGCGCCCTATATTTCGGCATCGCCGCGATCTGGGGTCTTCCGAAGGCGGAGGAGCTCGTCGGAACCATCACGGTCATCGACACCTTCCTCGGAGGTGTGCTCCTGAAGCTGAGGAGCGACTACAACAACTCGGACGCCAAGTACGACGGTGTCGTGCCTGCTGACGCGGTGCCCCCGGAGCTCGAGGGCCGCAAGGAGGTCCTGTTCAAGGTCGAGAAGTAGCCCTCGCGTAGGAAACAGGCCCTATAATAGGACCCCTACCGAAAGGACACGTATGTTCATGTCTAAGGCACCTGGTGTAAACCCAGTGCTGCAGAAGCAGATCGACGAAGCTCTTTCCGACTTGAGCGGTCACGAAAGCCACAGCGACGAATACGCGAAGGTAGTCACCCAGTTGAAGGAACTCTACGCACTCAAGGAACTTGAAACCCCTGAGCGCGTGGACCCCAACACCTTGGTGACTGCCGCAGCGAACATCGCCGGCATCCTCGTGATCATCAACTACGAACGAGCCAACATCATCACTTCCAAAGCATTGAGCTTCATCAAGCTGAAGTGAACAACCGACCCCCGTAAGACCCGATCTCCTAGAGACCGTGTACGACTTCCCCCGTACATGGTCTCTAGGTTTTCGCGGGGTCTACAAGGCATCTCAAAATTTCCCCGGGTGGGCTTTTTGGCAAAACAATCGCAAGATTTACGTGCCCTATAATGAGACCCCTACCCTAAGGAAATACAATGAACACTGTCACCAAAGAGAACATCCACGTCGCCATCAGCGCCGCCTGCCTCACCCTCGTCGCCATCGACGGGGTGAAGAAGCGTCGCGCTGCCAAGAAGACCTGGAACCTCGGCAAGACACAGTCCACCACCCCCGCCAAGTAGCTATCCAACCGACAACCCCACAAGGGGTTTAGGTTTTCCTTTCGCAGAAATTACTGGGCCTATAATGAGACCCCTACGAAAGGTACAACCATGTTCAAGAACCACTCTATCCGCATGAAGCTCGTCAACGACAAGAAGACGCAGACGCACCCGAACGGCACGACCATCAACTACTACAACACCCCCAAGGTGGAGAGAGTTGCAATCGCCGTCGGAAGCCTCTACGCCCTCAAGGTCGCTGTCGACACTTCCGCGAAGATCGCCCTGCACATAGCCACCAAGTAGCAATCAAGCCTGACCCCCACAAGGGGTTTAGGTTTGAGCTCGCAGAAAAAACATGCCCTATAGTGAGAGGATAATGAACTCGACTTCCATCGAGTAAAAGCCATAAAACGGTAATAAACAAACCCTCTCCTTTTCACCAAAACTCGACCCCACAGAAAGGGTTTTCTTTATGCGTGACAACATCGAGATTGTCCTGCGCGGCTTCCTGCACGTCTTCGAAGTCTGCGCATGGCCGGCTGCATTCCTGGCCATCATCGTGCTCTGCGTCTACCTCATGCGACGCAAGCAGACCCCTGCAACCAACACTGAGAGGAACCGCAATGACGCTCCACCAACTCGTCAAGAAGGCTGAGAAGGCCGCACGAGACAACGCACCTGCCCTTCTGACGGGCTATGGAGTCGCCGGCACACTGGCCACTGCATATCTCACGGCAACGGCTACGTTCAAGGCTGCGGAGCTCATCGAGTACGAAGAGAGTCGTCCCATCAGCGACTACGTCGTGCCGCTCGAGCCGAAGAGCAAGATCCACCTGACCTGGAAGCTCTATATTCCAGCAGCCGTCGTGGCAGGGTCGACCGTGACCTGCATCGTCATGGCCAACAGGGTAGGTACGCGACGTACGGCAGCAATGGCGGCTGCCTACACGATCTCGGACCGAGCCTTCACCGAATACCGTGAGAAGATCGTGGACAAGATCGGTGAGTCCAAGGAGCGCACCTACCGTGACGAGATCGCGCAGGAACGCATCGATCGGAACCCGCCGTCCAGCACCATCGTCATGGGCAACGGAGAGGTGCTCTGCTACGAGCCCTACACCGATCGATATTTCATGAGCTCGATGGAGGAGCTGAAGGCTGCGCAGAACGCGGTCAACTACAAGATCAACAACGACTGCTACGCGTCGCTCACCGACTTCTACGACCGTGTGGGTCTGTCCAAGACCGCATATTCGGACGAGGTCGGCTGGAACAGCATGGAGCAGCTCGAGCTGTCGATCTCGGCGTGTGTGGCTGCCGACGGACGCCCCGCACTGTCCGTGGAGTACAACGCCACCCCTCAGAGGGACTACTACAAGGTTCACTGAGCTCGATTGTTCGTAGTCCTGAGTGGCAGTTTGGCTAGAGCTCGCAAGAAAAACGGGTCCTATAATGAGACCCCATTCACCCCAACGAAAGGTAAAACCATGACCGAGAACGAATCGACCATCAACATCTCCAAGAAGAAGCTCCGCTTCAACAAGACCATCGCCCGCGATGTCGTCATCTTCGCCGCCGGCGCAGGTGCGGCAGTCGCCACGATCGCCGTGCTGAAGAAGGCTCCCGTCCTGGGGGTGGCTGCTGCCATCGAGGACATCGCCGTCTGACACACCCATCGCCCTGATGGACCTCATGGAGAGGCTTTGTACTAACACTACAGAGCCTCTCCTTTTCGCTTCACCAAACCAAAGGATATTCCCATGATCAAGAAGACCATCGTCTACACCGACTTCAACGACCAGACCGTCACCGAGGAGCACTACTTCAACCTGTCGCGCGCGGAGCTCATCGAGCTCGAGATCAGCACCGAGGGCGGCTACGGCGCGTTCCTCGAGGGCGTCTCGCAGTCCAAGGACAACGCGTTCATCTTCCAGCAGTTCAAGAAGATCCTCCTCGACACCTACGGCAAGAAGTCCGAGGACGGCAAGCGCTTCCTCAAGAGCGCCGAGATCTCCAAGGAGTTCGAGGAGAGCGAGGCCTACTCGCAGCTGATCTTCGACTTCTTCACCGATCCCGAGGCGGCCGGCAAGTTCTTCACGGAGCTGGTCCCCACCGGCATGCTGGAGGAGGCCAAGAAGATGGCCGCGCAGCAGGCAACGACGCCGGTCCAGACGACCACAGCGCCGGTGCTCGCCGAGACGGACCCGGGCGTCACCTCGCAGCCCATCATCCAGAAGGCGGCCAAGGACATGTCGGTCGAGGAGCTCCGCGCGGCCTACGTCGAGAAGATGGAAGCCGCCAACAAGCCGGTGCCGGCCTCCGAGTAGTACCCACTGCGATGCGGGACAGCGCTTGGAGTGCCACGCCCTGAGGGGTCGGGAAGTGGACGTCACCTCCGACGACCGGCTGCGCTGTTTAAACAACAACCGAGGACACAAATTGTGCCCTGCTTCGCAACAATTACAGGTCCTATAATGAGACCCCTACGAAAGGAAACACCATGACCAAGACCGAACTCGCCAAGACCATTGTCACGCGCGTCGCTGGCGTGAGTACGACATTCTGTGTCGCCAACATCATCAAGAACAACACCACCCCCCAGAACAAGCTGCAGTCAGCTGAAGTCTGGGTGGGGGCGTTCGCTCTCGGATCGATCGTCAGCGACCGAGTGGAGACCCACGTGAGCGACGGCATCGACAAGATCACCGAAGCATTCCAGAAGGCCAAGACCTCCTAGTACCACTCTCAACCGACAACCCCCACAAGGGGTTTAGGTTTTCTTTTAGAAAGCAGGAACAATGGACGATTTCCCCCGGCAGAGCAAGACCCCCGCTGCCAAGAAGACGGCTAAGGCTGACAAGCCGGCCAAGCAAGAGAAGGTCGTCGAGCAGGTCGTGAAGGGCGATGTCATCCAGCGCAAGATGCCGCTCGGACGGCGCATCAAGGAGCTCTTCTTCGGAGGGGAATCTCGAGGCGTGTTCGACTACGTCGTGCTGGACGTCATGATGCCCGCCGCCAAGGACATGGTCGCTGATGCGGTCAGCCAGGGCGTCGAGCGCACCCTCTTCGGCGAGGCACGATCCCGCAGCCGGCGTACCGGTCGATCCCCCAACGGGCACGTGTCGTACAGCAAGATGAGCGGCGATCCTCGAGGCCGAGCCGGACGACCGGACGAGCCGCGTGCGATGAGCCGTCGTGCACGGGCCAACCACGACTTCCAGGAGATCATCCTCGCCACTCGACACGAGGCGGACGATGCCCTGGAGGCTCTGTACGACTTGGTGGCTCAGTACGAGCACGCCACCGTCGCCGACCTCTACACCCTCGTGGGCATCTCGCCTGCATTCACCGACGAGAAGTGGGGTTGGGAGGACCTTCGCGGAGCCGGCGTTCGTCGCATTCGTGACGGATATTTGCTGGACCTCCCCGTCCCCGAGACCCTGGACTACTGATGCGTTGGCGCATTCGGTTGGCCTGGTGGTCTTTCAAACACCGCAACCACGGTTTCTGGGTATTCAACCAGAACTCCCTCGTCGTGTACTGCCCCTGTTCAGCCACCTACCAAGTTTTCAAAGGAGCAACAAAATGAAGTTCGTACCCAAGGCAATCAGCCGCACCGCAGCCCGTCAGGTGCTCAAGACGCAGAAGCACAGCCCGCAGCTGCTGCTCGGTGTCGGTGTCGTCGGCGTCGTGACCAGCACGGTCCTGGCATGCAAGGCCACCCTGCAGGTCGAGGCGGTCCTCAACGAGCGTGACGCGAAGCGTGCGCAGATCAACGAGGTCCTCGAGGGCAACATGCGCGACTACAACCTCGACGACGCCGAGAAGGATCGCAAGGTCGTCACCGCACAGACCGTCATGGCTCTGTGCAAGCTCTACGCGCCGGCAGTCGTCATCGGCTCGCTCTCGGTCAGCGCCATCGTCGGATCCCACCGGATCATGTCGAAGCGCAACGCAGCTCTCACCGCGGCCTACGCGGCCATGGAGAAGGGCTTCAAGGAGTACCGCGAGCGCGTCGCAGCCGAGATCGGTGAGGAGAACGAGCGTGCTCTGAGCTTCGAGACCGAGCGGGTCACCAAGACCGTCGACGGCAAGAAGGTCACGGAGACGAAGGTCGTCGGCGACGGCGGAGACCCGTACCGGAGGATCTTCGACGAGTACAACAAGAACTGGACTCGCAACCCGGAGCAGACGTTCCACTTCATCAAGTGCCAGCAGAACTGGGCCAACGATCGTCTCCTCTCTCGCGGACACCTGTTCCTGAACGAGGTCTACGACGCGCTGGGTCTGGAGCACACGCCTGCCGGCGCGGTGACGGGCTGGGTCCTCGGCAACGGAGACGACTTCGTGGATTTCGGTCTGTACGACATCGACAACGACAGCGCGCAGCGCATGCTCAACGGCGACGAGTCGGCCATCTGGCTCACCTTCAACGTGGACGGCACTGTCTGGGACAAGATCTAAGGAGGCATGATGAACAAGCAGCAGTTGATCAACTTCGCTCGACGCAAGGATGTTCTGATCATCACCTCCTCGGTGATCTCAGCCGCCGTCGCAAGCGAGCTCACGTTCGTGTGGACCAACAAGAAGATGGAGGAGAAGTATGCCGGGATCGCGGAGCGGGAGATTGCCGAGGCCAAGGACTACTACGCGGTCATTCAGAAAGAGGCCTACGCTTCCCCCATCGACTTCGCCAAGGAGCAGGGATATCTCGATTCCGAGCCCGATCCAGCTCCCGAGACGGTGGTGGCTCCTGTAACCAAGGCCGGCAAGACGCCGTACGGCAAGATCTCGGAAGTCGCAGCCGCAGAAGCGGTCGTGACCGAGGAGATCGTCGTCGAGGTGCAGGAAGAACTGCCCGAGGATCGTCCGGAGAACATATTCTCCCAGGCGGTTCCCGTGTGGGACTACAACGACGAGATCGCCAAGCGCTCGGAGGACCTGCCCTACGTCGTGTCGAAGGAGGAGTACATGGAGGCCGATCTCGGCTACAGCCAGAACACCATGACCTACTTCGACGGTGACGACGTCCTCGCGGACGACAAGGACCAGATGGTCGACGAGATCGACGAGATGGTGGGTCGTGCCAACCTGGATCGGTTCGGCGCCGGCTCCAACGATCGCAACATCGTGTTCGTACGCAACGACCGTCTCGAGATGGACTTCGAGATCGTCCGGAGCAACGGTGACTACGCCAAGGAGGTTCTCGGCTTCGACAGCGGGGAGTCCTCCGAGCTCAAGCACTCCGCGCGGCCCGGGAGATTCCGGACTCGTGATGAGTGATGGAACCGCTTGACGAGCGCTATCTAACCTGGCTCTACGGTCAAGTTGGACACATCAAGATCCGCAGCCGTTCCCGCAGTTACTGGGAGCTGTTTCGGATCTTGTATCAGACCGAGTTCGAATGGTCCGTGTACAACGACGACAACCGCGTAGAAGACGGCAGAGATCTGCGATACGAGTTCTTTGAGGCCGAGGGCCTTGAGGACGATAACCCGGAATGGTCGGGTTTGGGATGCTCGGTTCTCGAGATGATGGTTGGACTGACGCGGCGGCTGGCTTTCGAGGCGGAAGGTCAGCCCCGCACGTGGTTCTGGATTCTGATCGAAAACCTTGGCCTGTCCGCGTACAGCGACAGCAACATGCACCGGCAGGCAGAAGACGATATTCGACACATTCTCGACGTGTTGATCGATCGTCGCTACAGCACCAACGGCCAAGGAGGCCTATTTCCACTGAAGAACCCCCAGCGGGATCAACGCAAGGTTGAGATCTGGTACCAGCTCAGCGCCTATGTATTAGAACTAGACTAGAAAGGAGGGTTATGGATTTCTACAGCCTGCGTGTAAGGGACGCTGTCAAGAAGGGTGAGCCGCCTGAGGTATATCCTGACTGGAAAGTCGGGAGGTCGAAGGATCTCATGGTTCGTGGCAAGTCGTTCTACGCAATCTGGGACGAAGAGAAGGGTGTGTGGTCTACGGACGAGTACGACGTTCAGCGTCTGGTAGATGCCGACATCAAGCAGTACAGCGAGAAGCTCACGGCAGAGACCGGCATTGAGCACACACCGAAGTACCTCCGTTCGTTCAGCAGTAACGGCTGGAACCAGTTCCGAAAGTACATGGCCAACATCAGTGACAACAGCCATGAACTGGACGATAACCTCACCTTCGCAAACTCAGAAGTGAAGAAGTCGGACTACGTCAGCAAGCGTCTACCATATTCTCTCGAGGATGGGGACTACAGCGCTTGGGACGAACTTGTAGGTACGCTCTACAACGTCGAGGAGAGGGAGAAGATTGAATGGATGTTTGGCGCGATTGTCTCAGGCGATTCCAAGAAGATCCAGAAATTTCTCGTTCTGTACGGCCCGGCTGGTACCGGAAAGTCAACCGTCCTGAACATCGCCGAGGACCTCTTCGTGGGCTACACCACGACGTTCGACGCGAAAGCTCTGGGTAAGGATGGTGGAGGCTTTGCTACTGAGGCCTTCAAGGGGAACCCGTTGGTTGCGATCCAACACGACGGTGACCTGAGCAGGATCGAGGACAACACCAAGCTCAACTCGATCGTGTCTCACGAGTGGATGCCGATGAACGAGAAGTACAAGCCGAGCTACACGTCTCGGGTGAATGCTTGTCTGCTCATGGGTACCAACCAGCCCGTCAAGATCTCGGACGCCAAGTCGGGAATCATCCGACGACTGATCGACGTGCACCCCACGGGTGTGATCATATCCAAGAACCACTACGTCGCTCTCATGTCCAGGATCGAGTTTGAGCTGGGCGCCATCGCCAAGCATTGTCTCGATGTCTACCGGAACCTGGGTCAGAACCACTTCAACACCTACCGGCCTTTGGAGATGATGTTGCAGACTGACATCTTCTTCAACTTCATCGAGGCGCACTTCGATCTCTTTAAGGAGCAGAATGGAACAACCCTCAAGCAAGCTTATAGCCTGTATAAGGAATTCTGTTCCGATACTGGTATCGAACGAGTACTCCCTCAGTATAAGTTTCGCGAAGAGCTGCGGAATTACTTTGACACCTTCGCAGAAAGAGTTGTTGTCAATGATGTTCCCGTTCGGAGCTACTACGAGGGGTTCAATGCAAATAAGTTCAAGGCCCCCACGAAAGACGTCAACGCGTTCTCGCTGGTGATGGATGAGACCCATTCCATATTTGACGACGAGTTTCGGGCGTGTTCTGCACAAGGGGCCACCGAGGCTGAGACGCCAAAGAGAAAGTGGGAGTATGTCACGTCTGTCCTGGAGGATCTCGACACTTCGGAGATTCACTTCGTCAAGGTTCCTGAGAATCTCATTGTCATTGACTTTGATATTCGTGGCGAAGACGGTGAGAAGTCGCTGGAAAAGAACCTCGCAGCAGCGTCGGTATGGCCCGCCACTTACGCTGAGCTCTCGAAGTCTGGATCTGGAGTTCATCTCCACTACTGGTATGACGGAGATGTTTCTGTCCTTGCCCCCATCTACTCAGAGGGCATTGAGGTCAAGGTATTCAGTGGTGGATCGTCACTACGCCGGCGGGTAACCCGCTGCAACGCAGTCCCGTTCGCAACCCTAAGTTCGGGGCTGCCTATCAAGGAGAAGAAAGTGCTCACTGCCAAAACTATCCAAAGCGAGAAGGGTCTTCGCGACCTCATCGCCCGAGCTCTCTCGAAGGAGTTCGGTCGGACCAAGCCGTCGGTCGACTTCATCAAGAAGATCCTCGACGAACACTACGAGAGCGGTCAGGAGTACGACGTCTCAGACCTGCGGGGGACGCTTCTCGCGTTCGCCAACAACAGCAGCAACCAGCCGTTGCCGTCGCTGAAGATCGTGCAGTCGATGAAGTTCAAGTCCGACGAGAAAGCCGAGCGCTTCATCGGACCGGACGACCTGGAAGCCCACGATCTGGGTGCGCAGGGTAAGGACGACCGCATCGTCTTCTACGACGTGGAGGTCTACCCCAACCTCTTCGTGATCTGCTGGAAGTTCGAGGGTGACGCCTCGATGGTCAAGATGATCAACCCCTCGGCTCAGGACGTGGAGAAGCTCTTCCAGTACAAGCTGGTCGGCTTCTACAACCGTCGCTACGACAACCACATCCTGTACGCCGCCTACATGGGGTACAGCGTCGAGCAGCTCTACAAGCTGAGTCAGAAGATCGTCAACGACGATCGCTCAGGCTTCTTCGGCGAGGCCTACTCCCTGTCCTACGCGGATATCTGGGACTTCAGTTCGCTGAAGCAGCCGCTCAAGAAGTTCGAGATCGACCTGGGTCTGACACACATGGAGATGGACCTTCCGTGGGACGAGCCGGTCAAGCCCGAGGATGTGGACCGCATCGTCAAGTACTGCTGCAACGACGTGGAGGCTACCGAAGCCACGTTCAACGCACGCCGTGCTGACTTCGTGGCCAGGCAGATTCTCGCGGAGCTGAGTGGACTGTCGGTCAACGACACGACACAGAAGCACACCGCCAGGATCATCTTCGGCAACGACCGCAACCCTCAGAAGGAGTTCATCTACACGGACCTCAGCGAGGAGTTCGAGGGCTACAAGTTCGACATGGGCAAGTCCGACTACAACGGGGAGGATCCCGGCGAAGGCGGGTACGTCTATGCCGAGCCGGGCATGTACGAGAACGTGGCAGTGCTCGATATCGCTTCGATGCACCCCACCACGATCATCCACCTCAACCTGTTCGGTAAGTACACCCCGAAGTTCGCGGACCTGTACTGGGCAAGACTGGCAATCAAGCACGGCGACTACAACGCCGCTCGCAACATGCTCGACGGCCGGCTCAAGCCATATCTGCAGGACGAGAAGCAGGCGAAGCAGCTTGCCTACGCGCTCAAGATCGTGATCAACATCGTCTACGGTCTGACGAGCGCGAAGTTCGACAACCCGTTCCGCGACCCCAAGAACGTGGACAACATCGTCGCCAAGCGCGGCGCTCTGTTCATGATCGATCTCAAGGTCGCATGCCAGGAGATGGGCCTGCAGGTCGTCCACATCAAGACGGACTCGATCAAGATCCCCAACGCGACACCGGAGATCATCAACATGATCACGGAGTTCGGAGCCAAGTACGGCTACGACTTCGAGCACGAGGCTACGTACGACAAGTTCTGCCTCGTCAACAACGCCGTCTACATCGCTCGTGAGGGTGACCACTGGCAGGCGGTGGGTGCGGAGTTCCAGCACCCGTACGTCTACAAGTCGCTGTTCACTCACGAGGAGATCACGTTCGACGATCTCTGTGAGACCAAGAGCGTGCAGAAGGGTGCCATGTACCTGGACTTCGACATGGACGAGCGTCCGTCGGCGGAGCCCGGGGAGAACATGCAGTTCGTCGGCAAGATCGGGCGCTTTGTTCCGGTCGCCGAAGACATGCGTGGCGGAATCTTGTACGTCGTTCGCGACGACACCAAGAGCGCCGTGTCCGGCACCAAGGGGTACTTCTGGATCGAGGCCACCATGGCCAAGCAGAGGGGTATCGAGGACGGTGAGCAAATCGACATGAACTACTTCGAGGAGCTCTCCAACAAGGCCGTCAAGCAGATCAACAAGTTCGGCAACTTCGATGAATTCGTCAAGTGAAGGAGACAAGCATGCGACACAACGACCACGGCACCGCGCTGAGCAGACCGGCGAGGGAAAGCCGCGACGACGTCGGTTCGGGTTTGCCCAGGGTGTACCACATCAAGTCGGACAAGACTGCTGCTATTCGCCTCACGGCGGAGAACATCCTGGAGGTGGCGACCTGGTGTGATGGGGTCATCATCCAGGAGCAGGACAGGGACGACCGTGAGCAGACCTACGGCGGCCTCAACGTCCCGACCGGCGGAGGAGGGTACGAACGTGCCAGCGAGGGCGACTACGTGCTCAAGAACTCGTCCGGTCGGTTCAGTGCAATGAAGCCCGGAGCGTTCGAGCGCAAGTTCGAGGAGGAGTCCTGATGGACCACCAGCTCAAGGCCAAGATCGCAGTCGTCGAGCACCGGAAGTCCAACAACTGGGACATCGACAACAACCGGTCGTTCTACGAGGAGCTCACGGTGGACGACATCTACGTCGTGTGGTTCACCTACACCCTCGGGAACTGGAAGTGCCTGCTCAGCAGCGAGGCATGGACGGACACCAGCTACTACGAGGTCACCTACAACGCGGCCAAGAAGGAGATGTACCTGGACTGGTACAAGAAGATCGACAACGTCTGCATCGTGGACGATCCGATCGATGAGCTCCGGGAGAAGCTGGGTGGCAATGCCCGCTAGCAACAGTGACAGGTCTTTGAACGACATCGCAAAGGCCTTGCACGCTCTCAACAAGACGATGTCAACCATCAACAACAATCTCGTCGCAATCACGCGACTCTTTCAGGAGGTACAAGATGGCAACGAAGAAGCAGAAGCGCGCGGCGATGGCGGCCAAGCACGAGAAGTTCATGACCGAAACCCGGGAGCGGGGGCTGCAGTTCCTGAAGAAGGACCAGGCTCGCAGGGTCGAGCTGAAGCGTCAGAACGCCGAGAAGGCGAAGAAGGCGCAGCAGCGGGCGTCGACGACTGACGCCATGCTCAAGCTCGCCGGCCACGGAAACCTCGTCCCCAACAACAAGGAGAACGCATGACCACCGAAGTCGCAACCCGCGGCCGCAACGACGGCAACCTCATGATCGAGGACGCCCGCATCCTGTTCCGCAACTTCAAGGGCGCGGAGGGGATGTACAACAAGGAAGGCGACCGCAACTTCTGCGTGCTCCTCGAGGAGGACGTCGCCAAGCAGATGATCGAGGACGAGTGGAACGTCAAGTACCTCCGTGCTCGTGAGGAGGGCGACGAGCCGCAGCCCTACATCCAAGTCTCGATGAAGTACTGGGGGCGGGGTGGCCAGAAGCTGAGGCCGCCGCGTGTCGTGCTCATCACTTCGAGAGGTCGCACCGATCTCGGCGAGGACGACGTGGAGGTCCTCGACTGGGTGGACATCCGCAACGTCGACCTGATCATCCGGCCCTTCGCCTGGAACGTCAACGGCAAGTCGGGTACCAAGGCGTACCTGCAGTCGATCTACGTGACGATCGAGGAAGACGCCCTGGAGCTCAAGTACGCGGACGTCGAAGAGATCACGATCGAGGCGCCCAAGACGCTGGCCATCGAGTCCGGTGAAGACGACATCGTCGACGCCGAGTTCGAGGAGATCGACGGGGGTGACGAGTGATGGGTGCTCTCACCAGGTGGCGCAAGAAGCCGGTGGTCATCGAGGCTCGCAACTTCTCGGGCGACTCCGCGGAGCTGCACTCCATCTACCAGTGGATCGAGGAGAACACCCAGGGCTCCTTCGACCCGCACAGCGACGTCATTCCCGGCTCGGGGGTGAGCATCGATCCCGGCACAGGGTTCATGCTCATCGCCACGCTGGAAGGCGTCATGCAGGTCAAGCCCGGTGACTGGGTCATCAAGGGTGTCCAGGGTGAGTTCTACCCGTGCAAGCCGGACATCTTCGACCAGACCTACGAAGCCGTCGGCAAGGACGAGGACTGATGGAGTTCCTCGCCGGTCTCATTCTGGGGATCGACGTCGGTGTCCTGGGTGTGGGTGCGATCTACGTGATCGTGGTCAATCGAGGACGTGAGAGCTGATGCTCCAGCCGGCGGAGAAGGACAAGGACGTCTGTGAGATCTGCAGTACCAAGATCAAGACCATGGCGTTCCGGTACACCGGGGTGTGTAGCGAGGACCACCGCAAGGACCGAGCCAAGCTCGAGCGCCAAGCGGCTCTTGCTGCACACCCCAGCAATTTCCGAGCACAAATCAACAGGGAGTCTGCATGAAGACTGAAAGATTCGTACGCAAGCCGTTCCCCATCGATGCCGTCCGTGTGACGGCCGAGAACATGACCGAGGTGGCCAAGTGGTGTGACGGCGAGGTCAAGTACGAGCCCACCAGCAAGGACGATGGTGCCTGGTTCATCAGCGTCAAGGTCGTCAACCCCATCAACTCGAGGCAGACCCAGGCCTTCATCGGTGACTGGGTTCTCTACTCGAAGGGGTGGAAGGTCTACTTCGACGGGGCGTTCCGCAACAACTTCGACCCCATGCCGGAGGAAGACCTGGAGATGATCGCCGCGGTGGCCATCGTCAAGGCGGATCTCGGCGGTTCGGTGATCGAGGAGAACATGCGTGTCTTCCAGGAGCACGCCGAGCACGACATGCGGGATCCCTACTGGGATGAGAAGGGCAAGCAGGCTCAGTCGCCTGGCTGAGTAAGTACGGGTTGGGGGTCTGGCTAGCGCTGGGCCCCCGCCCACCACCCTCACAAGGAGAGTCATGCAGCAGCAGCTGGAAGCACTCAAGATCGTTCCGGAGACCTACGAGGTGTACGTCAAGCTGGTGGAAGGGTTCACGCCCATCCCTCTGCGCGACATCAACCAGCACTTCCTGGTCCGCAACAAGCTGACGGGCAAGTTCGGGTGGGTCACTCCCGAGGACTTCCCGGAGCGCTACGTCTACGTCGGACAGCCCACGTTCGACAACCCCTGGCAAGACATCAAGACAATCCCACAGTTCGAAGACTAAAAACTAGGAGACATCATGCTGAAGATCAACCTCGACCCCAAGGGTCTCGCCGTCGCATTCGGTGTGGCATATTCGGGAGAGCTCGCTCTCAACATCTACACGTCGGTCAAGCTGGCGCGCATGGAGCGTAAGTACGTCGCAGCACGGACGCTCTCCAACCTGTACGCCAAGAAGCTGCGGGACGCTGAGATCTACCTCGACGACTTCGAGCAGATCGCGGTGGCCGAGCTCGGAGAGATCCTGAATCTCTCATGATGATCAAGATCCGACAGCTGACGCTGGGTAGCGTCGTGTCCTTGTCGATGGGGCGCCCGCAACTCGAGCGCAAGCTCAACAAGCTCATCGTCGAGGCTCGTGAGAAGAACATGTACCTCTGGGTTCGAGTGGAGATCGACGACCGGTACAACCTGACTCTCAAAGGTCACGCAGTGACTCCGCAAGTCATGAAGAACGTTCCCATCGGCGACATTGATGCGTTCTTCCAAAACGAGAGGGTTTGGGATGATCGTCCACTGGAAGCACTATCTTGACGGCTGGCCTCTGTGCTGGGATCAAGACGAGATTGGCTCTTTCGAGGGCACTAAGGAACAGTCCGAGGTAACGTGCCCGGACTGCAAGACTGAATTGGAGATCGAATGAAGACCATCGCAACACTCATCCTGACCATCCTGCTGAGCATCAGTGGGTTCTCGGCGGCCAACGCCAACGTGCCGGCGGACCACGGACCGGGTCGCAGCAACTCTGTCGGAGGCACCTACCTCGTCAAGTGGCCCTGCGCCAAGAAGATCGTCACCGTCAAGGCAGACGTCAGATTGGCCCCCGGGTCAAACAAGGCGGCCCTCTCCGAGATCAAGAAGCAGCTGCGCTGGATCTCCAAGGTGTCGGGCAAGAACTACAAGTACGTCGGCTCGGTCAAGACGGACACCGTGTTCTCCAACTACACCGACGCCGATCTCACCATCCGATGGGGCCGGTACACCAACGGTCTGCAGGCTGCCATGACGCACATGACGTGGCAGCAGCGTGAGCTCGTTCGAGGCAAGATCGTCATGAACGCTCGCCGGCTGGAGAACTTCGGACTGCGTCGTACCCGTGTCGTCTTGCGGCACGAGCTGTTGCATTCCATGGGGGTCGGCCACTCGCACAGCCTCAAGGATCTGATGAGCCCCTATCAGACCAAGAAGCTGACGCTGGGTCACGGCGACAAGGTCCAGGTCCGAAGGATCAAGGCAGCATGCCGATGATCGAGATCGTGGAGGTAACGGAAGACAACCTCAAGACCCTGGCCATGGAGTCCGTGGTCTTCGAGGAGTCGCTGCGTCAGAAGCTGTACCAGGCCAAGGTGATTAGCGGCCGGCTCTGGATCCGCATGGATCTGGAAGCACGTAACTACCAGTCGCTGGTCATCAGCGAGTCCCTCATCGCCGACGCAAACTTTGACGTCGACAAGTGGGTCCAACTGGAAACGACGTGGTCGTAGAGCTCAAGCCTCACCAGGAGCTCGCGGTGACGAGGATGCACGACGGATGCATTCTCACTGGCGGTGTTGGGTCGGGTAAGACAATCACGGCGCTCGAGTACTACAAGCGAGCGTATCCCGCGTGGGAGTCTTACCCGCCCATCATCGTCATCACCACAGCACGCAAGCGAGACGATCTGGACTGGGAAGATGAGGCACACAAGTTCGGAATTGGCAAGGCTAAGGACGCCACCGTCATGGGCGTTCTCACAGTGGATTCGTGGAACAACATCGACAAGTATGCGGAGGTGAAAGATGCGTTCTTTATATTTGACGAACAGAAGGTTGTGGGTAGTGGAGCCTGGTCAAAGTCCTTCGTCAAGATCGCTAAAGCTAACCGCTGGATCCTGCTCAGCGCTACACCAGGCGACACTTGGCTTGACTACATCCCTGTATTCCTTGCTAATGGCTTCTACAAGAACCGCACTGAATTTAAGCGTCGGCACGTCGTATACAACAGCTACTCCAAGTTTCCGAAAGTCGACCGCTACGTCGAAGTAGGAACTCTCGTCAAGCATAAGAATGCTGTGCTTGTCGAGATGCCTTACGAGCGACACACCAAGCGTCATCTTCACTCTGTGGAGGTGATGCATGACATGATCAAGATGGACAAGGTGGTGAAAGACAGATGGCATGTCTTCGAAGAGAGGCCCTTGAAGGACGTGGGGGAGATGTTCAATGTGATGCGGAAGGTTGCAAATACCGACCCCTCACGCTTGGAGGCCGTCCGTACGTTGATGCGTCAGCACCCGCGGATGATTGTCTTCTACAACTTCGACTACGAACTGGAGATGCTCCGGTCGCTCATTCCGCAGTTGGAAAGGTCTGGGACCCAGTCAAGCGCGAGTACATCGAAGTCCGGCTCGAGCTCACCGAAGAGCAGTACCGACTCATCAACCAAGATTCCGTCGACAGCTTCTCCCTTGGTAGTCGCGGAGTGGAACGGGCACAATCACGACCCACTTCCGACATCTGACCGTTGGATCTACCTGGTTCAGTACACGGCCGGGGCAGAAGGATGGAACTGCACGACCACTGACACGGTTGTGCTCTACTCCCTGAACTACTCATACAAGGTGTTTGAACAAGTTCTGGGGCGAATTGACAGAATGAACACGCCGTTTGTCGATCTGCACTACTACATTCTGCGATCCAAATCCGTCATCGATCTGGCGATCTGGCGAAGTCTAAGGACGAAGGAGACCTTCAACGAGAAGAAGATGATGAGCAAAGTGGCATAATAGATACCAACTTCTGAGATTTTGCGACTTGGTATCTAGAAATAAAGGCAAAAAGGGCCCTTGGATGGCCTAATTGTCAAATCCCTTGTCAAAACTGGTCTAAACAACTATCTCAGAGATTATAGTTGGTATCTATTATAGATACCCTATAGGAAATAGCAACGAGTTTTGTCCCGATTATTTTTGACATTTGACATGGAGCATGAAAGGAGGAACAATGGATGAAGACTGGATTCCTGTCGAGGCGTTCCCGGGATACTCAGTAAGTAACCGCGGTCGAGTCCGTAACGACCACACCGGTCGCATACTTAGCCTGACGCGCAACTCTCGGGGAATCACCATAGCTGGCATGTCGCGAGACCACCTGCAGTACAAACGTGCGGTCGACAAGATGGTGGGTGAGGCGTTCCTGCCCCATCCCCAGACTCGAGCGTTTGATGCGATCATCCACTTGGACGGTGATGTCAATCGAAACGATGTCACCAACCTCATGTGGCGACCCCGATGGTTCCGCATTGCGTACCACAAGCAGTTCCGTGATCCCAACACCCCTTGGATCATGCGACCGATGTACGTCGTAGACACAGACGAAGTCTTCGACACATCCAAAGATGTGTGTGTTCGGTATGGCCTTCTAGCACACGACATCCTCGTATCTATGAGCAATCGAACAGGAGTGTTCCCTGATGGGTTCGAATTCCGTGTTTACAAAGAATAGATACCATGTCGCAGACAATTCGCGGCATATAATAGAAGAGATGAAAGCAAGCTTTGACATTTCTTCTCCTTTTTTGTTCTTGGAGGCAGCATGAGAGAAAGTCAGTACCAAGCGGGTCTTATCAAAGAGCTTAAGGACCGCTTTCGAGGCTGCATAGTCTTGAAGAATGATCCTGAGTATCTGCAGGGAATCCCAGACCTCCTGGTCCTCATCGGACCTATGTGGTTTGCCCTCGAGGTGAAAGCCTCGCGTGCTGCCCCCTTGCAACCCAACCAGGAATGGTGGATCGAAGAGATGGCTGGTCTGTCTCACGCGTGGTTCATTTATCCGGAGAACGAAGAGGAGGTGCTGAATGCAATTCAATCCGCACTCGAATCTCGCCGGGCAACACGCGTTTTTGTCCGCTAGCAAGTACCACTGGATCAACTACGACGAAGACAAGATGGTTCGGTTCTTTGACAATGCCATGGCGGCACGTCTGGGAACCAGGAAGCACGAATTCGCCCACATGGCGATCGAGCTCGGGCAGAAGATGCCCAACACGAGTGCGACCCTCAACCGTTACGTCAACGACGCAATTGGTTTCAAGATGCAATCGGAACAGATTCTTTACTACTCCGACGTTTGTTTCGGTACCCCCGACACGATCTCGTTCAGGAAGAATCTTCTCCGCATTCACGATCTCAAGACTGGTGCTGGTCGCGTGTCGATGAAGCAGCTCATGGTGTATGACGCCCTGTTCTGCCTCGAGTACAAGTACAAGCCGCACACGATCAAACATGAACTTCGCATCTACCAGAACGATGATGTGGAGATCTATGAGCCCGACCCGCACGACATCCTGCAGATCATGAGCAAGATCATCGCGTTCGACAAGATCATCGTGGCACGACAGATGGAGGTGTTCCAGTGACCGACGATTCAGTAATCCTGACGGAAGACGAGTACCTCGCTCACTACGGCATCCTTCGCAAGTCGGGTCGCTATCCGTGGGGTTCCGGTTCCACCCAGAACGTTCGCAACAAGGACTTTCTTCAGTACTTCGAGTCCATGAAAGAAGCTGGTCTGTCTGACGCTGAAGCCGCTCGCGGCGCTGGTATCACGACAACTCAGCTGCGTGCTGCCCGCTCTCTGGTGAAGAACCAGCAGAAGCAGGCGAACATCGCAATGGCCCAACGTCTCAAGGACAAGGGCTACAGCAATGTGGCAATCGGCGAGCGTATGGGGATCAACGAGTCATCGGTTCGTTCTCTTCTCGCTCCTGGCGCCGCAGACAAGTCGGACAAGCTCACTACAACAACTGACTTCCTCAAGCAGAAGGTCGACGAGAAAGGGTACATCGACATCGGAACGGGTGTTGAGTACCACGTTCTCGATGGTGTGAGTCGCAATCAGCTCGACATTGCTGTTGCTGCGCTCAAGGAACAGGGCTATGAGGTTCATTCAGTCCAGGTCGATCAGTTGGGTACTGGTGGAAACCAGAAGACTCTGGTCAAGGTCCTGGCGCCTCCTGGCACCACGTACAAGGACATCGTCCAGAACAAGGACAAGATCACGCAGGTGACTGCATGGTCTGAAGACAACGGAAGAAGCGTCCTTGGCGTTTTGCCCCCCATCTCCGTAAACGCCTCTCGTGTGGAGGTCGTGTACAAGGAACAGGGTGGTGCTGAGCGTGATGGTGTGATCTACGTTCGTCCTGGTGCCAAGGATCTCTCGATGGGGCGTAACCAGTACGCTCAGGTCCGCATTGCAGTCAACGACACGCACTATCTGAAGGGAATGGCCGTTCTGAAGGACGACCTGCCTCCAGGAGTCGATTTGCAGTTCCACACGAACAAGTCTTTCAGTGGTAGCAAGCTCGACGCCATGAAAGGCCTCAAAGACGATGCCGACAATCCTTTCGGGTCAATTGTTCGCCAGCAGATCGAAACCCTGCCCAACGGCAAGGAAAAGGTCACTTCTGCGATCAACATCGTCAACGATCAAGGCAAATGGGGTGAGTGGAACAAGTCGCTCTCCACACAGGTCGTTTCGAAGCAGAGTCCGAAGCTAGCCAAGACTCAGCTCGATATGACGTTCGAGAAGAAGAAAATGCAGTTGGATGAGATCAGCAAGCTCACCAATCCGGCTGTACGCAAGAAGCTTCTCGAGTCCTACGCAGATGACGTCGATTCGTCGGCTGTGCATCTCAAGGCTGCAGCTTTGCCACGTCAGCGAACACAGGTGATTCTGCCTATCAACTCGCTGAAGGAAAACGAGATCTACGCACCCAACTTCAAGAATGGCGAAACAGTTGCTCTGATTCGCTACCCTCATGGAGGCAAGTTCGAGATTCCGGAATTGGTGGTCAACAACAGTAACTCAGAGGCCAAGCGTCACATCGGTGGCGGTCTCAAGGTAGATGCTGTTGGAATCCATCACAAGGTTGCTGAAAGACTGTCTGGTGCAGACTTTGACGGCGATACCGTCCTTGTCATCCCACAGCGTGGTGCCAACCCCATCAAGACCGAACGTCCTCTTGAGAAGCTGAAAGGCTTTGATCCTCAGTCTGCTTACCCAGCATACGATGGAATGAAGACGATCGATGGTGGTACGTACAACGCCAGTACCAAGAAGGTGGAGTTCGCTCCCGGAAAGCGTTCCTCTCCACGAGGAAAGGGTACTCAGATGGGCCTTGTGTCCAACCTGATTACCGACATGACCATAAAGGGTGCAAACAACGACGAGCTAGCTCGAGCAGTCCGTCATTCCATGGTGGTCATCGATTCCGAGAAACATGTGCTCAACCACAAGCAGTCTTCTGTGGACAACGGCATTCCTCAGCTGATGAAGAAGTACCAAGGCCGTTCTGGTGGAGGTTCTTCTACTCTCATCTCACAGGCCAAGGCTCGTGTGGATGTGCCTGACTACAAGCCTCGTTCTGCCAAAGATGGTGGTCCTGTGGATCCTCTCACAGGCAAGCGTGTCTATGTACCTACCAATGAGTCCTATGTCAATGGTGCAGGAAAGACCATTGTCAAGAAGAAGCGTTCTCAGAAGTTGGTCGAGACCGATGATGCACGCACCCTCTCCTCAGGTACGCCTATTGAGGAGATCTATGCAAACCACTCCAATAGGCTTAAGGCTATGGCCAATGAGGCACGACGTAGGGCTGTCAACACAGCACCCATGCCTGTGTCTCGTTCTGCTAAGAAGGTCTACTCTTCTGAGGTAGATTCTTTGAATGCTAAGTTGGCCCTGGCCCTGCGCAACAGGCCATTGGAAAGGCAAGCACAGATTGTTGCTAACGCCACCGTCAAACAGAAGACCCAGTCAAACCCCACCATGGACAAGGCCGAGCTCAAAAAGCTCAAGTACCAAGCATTGGACGTGGCAAGGACACGAACTGGAGCGAGGAAGAATCAGATCCTCATCACACCTTCTGAGTGGGAAGCTATTCAGGCAGGCGCTCTGAGCAACACCAAGCTGAACGACATCCTCGACAATGCTGATCTCGACGAGGTAAAGAAGCTGGCTACACCAAGGGTCAACACAGTGATGACAAGTGTCAAGCAGCAACGAGCAAGACAGATGCTTGCATCAGGCTATCCCCCATCAGAGATAGCAGAGGCTCTAGGTGTACCAGTATCCACACTCGCTAGCTCATTGGAAGGAAGTGATTGAGATGGATGAAGCTGAGTGCATGCTGACTACAGTGGACAATCCATTCAATCCTTTCAGTGAGTACGCCGAGTGGTTTGCATGGGACGCCGCTGCCGGCTACCACACACCTAGCTACCTTGCTAGGATCATGAGAACATCAGATGAACTGTCAGAAGCTGATCAGTCAGTGGCTATCGATCAAGCAATTGATGAGATAGTTTTCGAAAACGTTTCAGGAATGTATCTGAAAGTTTTCGACTCTGCTCGAGTCTGAAAAGTTTTGGGTAGGGGGGAGGGGTCTCGCAAATCCTTCCCCCCTGCTGCATCGCTTCCCTCCTATATTTTTCCCCGGGGGAGATATTTGAGGAGACAATGCCACTTTTACTGGTGGTAAAGTTTCAATGAAACCAAACGAAGGGAGGATAGCATGGCGGAAAGTCGTAGCAACTCATCCGGAAGTACCCCCAAACGTCCGCCGGCGAAGACTCCCGAGGCGCGAGAAGGTCAGATCATCAGTCTGGCAATGGATCTAGTCGAGAAGCAAATTCGCGAAGGTACCGCGTCCTCTCAAGTTTTGACTCACTTCCTCAAACTGGCCTCGCCACGCGAGCAGGACGAGCGCAAGAAGCTGAAAGCCGACGTCTCGCTTGTTGAGGCCAAGGTCGAGAGCATGCAGTCCATGGCTCGAAGCGAAGAACTGTTCGAAGAGGCCATCAAGGCCATGCGCTCCTACCAGGGGGCTGAGGACGTCGGTCCGGATGACGACTAGGACATATTCAGAGCTTGTTGAGTTTGACACCATGCTGGAACGCTTCAATTACCTGTCTTTACGAGGGCAGGTAGGCGATCAGACCTTTGGGTTTGAGCGTTACATGAACCAGCGGTTTTATCGATCCCGGGAGTGGCGAGACATTCGCAATCACGTTATTGTTCGTGATAACGGCTTTGATCTGGGCTGTAAAGGCTTTCTGATCGCCGGAAGCGCGTCGATTCACCACATGAATCCTGTCACACCCGAGAACATCAAACAACACGATGAGTCGATCTTGGATCCCGAGTTCCTCATCTCAGTCAGTCATCAGACTCACAACGCCGTGCACTACGGCAGCGCCAAGTCGCTTCCTCGCGTTTACACGCCAAGACGACCCGGCGACACCAAGCTTTGGTAAAGGAGAACACCATGAAACGACGTTCACCGTCCCAGTACGACTTCCTCAAGGGCGAAGTCGACGAGATGCTGCTCAGCGAACTGCTCAAGGTTCGCCGTGAGACCTCCCCTCGACGGGGCAAGGTCAAGCACATCGATATTCATCACATGACCATCCACGACAGCTTGGTCGGACGAGCCCTGGCGGCCTGCGTGTCCACCTGGGCCAAGCGCCAGGCATCCGCGCACTACGGCGTCGACAACGCGCACTGCGCGCAGTTCGTCTACGACAACCGTGAGGCCTGGGGAAACGCCAACACCAAGGCCAACCAGGAAGGCATCGTTGTCGAGCACGCCAACGCTTCTCTGGCTCCTGGCTGGAGCATCTCCCGTCTGACGATGGAGACAAGCGCCAAGCTCGTGGCCGGCCTGCACATCATCCACAAGCTGGGACGTCCGACGTCGGTCGGCTTCGGCGAGGGTGGCACCATCCGCACCCACCGGTCGTTCTACGCCACGTCCTGCCCGGGTCCATATTTCGAGAAGTACTGGAAGACCTACGTCAAGATGGTCCAGGACCAGTACGACATCTACACGAAGAAGACCCCGTCCAAGCCGGCTCCCGCGCCGGTTACGCCCAAGCCTTCGGAGGTGAAGTCGGTGGCCCACATCAAGGCCGTCCACTGGAACATCGCAGACGACGACACGGTCAACGGCTACAAGGCCACCAACGCCCAGCGCGGCGACGAGATCGGCCGCTACGTCCGCGACATGGACGTGGATCTGTTCCTCGCTTCTGAGGCCGGCACGGCGTCCCTCATCGACGACGTCAGTCGCATCCTTCCCAACCGCTGGTCCAAGGACGACAAGAGCGTCTGGATCAAGGACAAGGACATGCTCATCGCGCCCCGCAAGACCTACGCCACTTCCAAGGCGTGGAGCTGGCTGGGACGCAAGAAGCACGGCGTGGCCGTCTTCGGACAGAAGGGCAACAAGAAGTGGGCCATGCTAGAGATCCACACGGACTACCGCAAGGACGCCAAGCAGGCCAAGCAGGTCCGCTCGCTCTTCGCGCAGTTCCGCAAGGACTGTGACAAGCTCGGCATCAAGCACGTCAACCAGGTCGTCTGCATGGACGGCAACTGGGACGGAACGTCGGCGGACAACCCCTTCAAGGCTCTGGACAGCTACAACTTCGAGGAGAAAGGCAACACCACTCAGGCCACGTTCCTGGACGGTCGCCACCTCGACGGAGTGCTGGGCCACAAGGAAGCGGAAGTCACCGTGAAGGCTCGCTCGCGCTCCAACTCGGATGGCATCAAGTTGTCCGATCACTACCCGCTCGAGTTCCGACTCTCACTCTCGTAAGGAGGTGGCCACAATGGATGACAGCATTCTCGATTCCGTCAAGAAGGTTCTCGATGTCTCCAAGGCGGACACATCGTTCGACCGGAACATCATCATGCACATCAACTCCGTATTTTCGGACTTGAACCAGCTGGGTGTAGGCCCGATCGATGGATTCATGATCGAGAATGCCGAGTCCAAGTGGTCTGAGATGCTGGACGACAAGCTGACGCTCAACAACGTCAAGTCGTACACATATCTCAAGGTGAAGATGCTGCACGACCCGCCGGCGACGTCATTTCACATCACGGCGATCGAAAAACTGATTCGTGAAAGCGAATGGCGGATCGTGCAGACCACATCGCCCCGTCTTCCGGTTGTTCCGGACCCCAACGATCCCACCGGCCCGATCATCATCGACGGTGGAGCTCCCTAGGAGGAATTGTGGTCGCAAAGCCCAAGGTCATCGACGCAACAATCGTCTTCAAGAAGGGGACCACTTCGGAGTGGCAGCTCAAGAACCCAGTGCTTGCTGAAGGTGAGCCTGGTCTGGAGCTCGGACTCGGAAATTTCAAGATCGGTGACGGGGTTACGCCCTGGACCGACCTCGAGTATTTTCTCACCAACGAAGACGTGATTCCCGGCGACGATGGAGCTGCAATTGAGGCTTTGCAAGCTCATATTTCCTCCAACGCGCCCCACCCTGTGTACGACGACGGCCCGTCGTTGCTACTCCTCTATCAGAATGCGAAGGTATAGCCCATGTCTCTTCAGACACGTCTCGCGGACCTCGTCCTCGCAGTCGGAACCGACTACAAGCAAGTCCGTACCTGGATCTCCGGGTCGGCAGGGGGAGACCTCACCGGTCTCACCACCACAGCCAAGGGTTCGCTCGTCGCGGCCATCAACGAGGTCAAGGCCGCTGCCACGGGAGCTCCTCCCGCTGCCAGTGAGACCACCGTCGGCGTCATCGAGATCGCGACGCAGGCCGAGACCAACACCGGAACGGCCGACAACCTCGCCGTCACCCCGCTCAAGTTCCAGACTCGTCTGGCCGCCTTCGCGCAGCCGCTCAACGCGACTCTGACGGCTCTTGCGGGAAGCGCTGTCGGTGCCTTCGGCAAGACCCTTCTGGGTACTGCTGACGCCGCTGCAGCCAAGACCGCTCTCGGTCTGTCCACGGTCGCCACCTCGGGCAACGCTGCCGATCTGACGGGAACTCTGAGCACTGCTCAGCTCCCGGCTTTGGCGATCAACGACACCTTCCCGGTGGCAAGCCAGGCGGCCATGCTGGCGCTCACGGCTCAGCGCGGAGACGTCGCGATTCGCTCGGACATCAAGCGTTCGTTCATCCTCGCAACCGAGGGCGCTTCGACGCTCGCCAACTGGGTCGAGATCACTTCCGGAGGCGACGTCAACTCGGTCGCCGGCAAGACCGGAACCGTCTCGCTTGTCAAGGGCGATGTCGGTCTCGGCAACGTCGACAACACGTCCGACGCCAACAAGCCGGTCTCGACCGCGCAGGCCAACGCGGATGCGCTCAACCTCAAGATCGCTTCGAACCTGTCCGATCTGCAGAACGCTTCCACGGCTCGCACCAACCTGTCCGTGTACTCGCGCGCGGAGATCGGCGATCCCGAGACCGATCTCGTGGCGGCGTACACAACCGCTAAGGCATGAGCCTCTCCGACCGCCTCAACGCTTTCATCGTAGCGGTCGGGGCGGACATCAAGAGTCTTCAAGCTCGACCGGCGCCCAAGGCTCCCAAGATCGAGTTGTTCACTACTGCCGGGTCCACCACATGGACCAAAGATCCTCTGGCCAAGATGTTTCTGGTCACTTTGATCGGTGGAGGTGGAGGCGGACAAGCGGGCGGTGTTACTGCAGCAAATGCAATTGCTTACGGCGGAGCCGGAGGTGACGGAGGGGCCGGAAAGCAGCTCTGGGTGCCTACCGAATTCGTCAACGATGCGGCAATCTCTATTGTCGTAGGCGCTGGAGGTGCCGGCGGAACGGGAGACCGAGGGGCTGGAAGTAGCGGCGGTAGCACGTCCGTATATTTCAACATCAGTAACCCGGTGGACGCGCAAAAGACCCTCTATGCCTCCGTTCAAGGAGGACTGGCGGGTAGTGCTGCACGCACAGCAGTTCGAGGAACAGTCACCAACAGCGGCGGCGGTGAAGGCGGTTACCAGAACGGTACCAACTTTGCTGTCAACGGTCAGCGTGCGGTTTCTGACTTCGGTGCCGGCGGCGGAGGTTCTGGTCTCGGGATCACTGCGGCAAACGTAGCCGCAACCACCGCCATCAGCGGCGGTGGCACTTCGGATATCCAGGGCAACGCCCCTTTCTACAAGTTCTTTGTCTCTCCCGGAGACGGAGGCTACGGAAACTCGTCAAACACCGCCGCCAACGGTTCCGCAGGCAACCCCGGCAAGAACTTTGGTGGAGGAGGCGGAGGAGGCGGAGCTACACGCACCGGTTTCTCTTCCGGAGCAGGCGGAGCCGGCGCCGCCGGAGCCGTATCCATCGTTTCGTTCTACTAGGAAGGAGGAATCATGACAACTGTCGACGATATTCTCGCGCATTACGGCATTCCCGGAATGCAGTGGGGAAAGCACAAGGCCGAAGGCGCCCCTCGAGGGGCTCTCAGTCGCGGTGCAACCAAGGCGAAGGTGGCAACCGACGCTGGTGCCGACGTCATCAAGAAGGGCGAGGCCAAGCTGATCTTCCTTCCCAAGGAGAAGCAGTACGAGGCCGGCACGAACACGCAGACCCGAGTTCTCGGAGCTGCCGCCAAGGTCAACGGCGACCCGCGATTCAGCGGAAAGGATCTCAAGGGCAATCCCGCCCTACGAGACGCCTACTACAAGGCCGTCGAGACCGAAGCCGTCAAGATCTACAAGGAAGAGCTTCTGAAGGTGCGTCTCGACGCGCTCAACGAGTTCATCCGGGGGTCCACCCGCCAGAACGAAGAGGGTGTCGACATCAAGGCGCCCAAGAGTCGGATCAAGCACGACGACGGCGACGACGAAGAGATCATCCTCACGCTGCTCTACACCAAGGGCGGTTTGGGTGAAATCACGGACGTCAAGGTCGATGATTCGTCGCTCGCGCATCTGGAGCTGGTCCAGGAAGACTTCCTTGCCCACTACGGCATCAAGGGACAGAAGTGGGGCGTTCGTCGGAAGGATCCCAGCGGGAGTGCGCCCACTTCGGTGGACGTCCAGACCAAGCCCGGAAAGGGTGTGGCCAAGACCACGGGTGGTACCAATCACCCGGTGCACGAGGACGCCAAGAAGGCCGCCGTCTCCAAGCAGGTCGCCAAGAAGAGCAGCACTGACGCTCTGAGCAATCAGGAGCTTCAGCAGTTGGTCAGCAGGATGAACCTGGAGCAGCAGTACACGCGTCTGAAGGCGGGCGACCCGCGCGCAGACCGTGTCTCCAAGTTCTTGTCCAAGCTCTTGGGCGCTGAAGGAGACAAGAACGTCAAGATGAACGGCGCAGACGAAGCCGCGGCAACCGCCATCAAGGAAGCGCTCAACAAGAAGGCGGCCTAGCCGCTCTGAACGGTAGGAAAGGAGGAGGATTGCAATGACGCTGTCAAACGTAGCAACGCCGTACTACTACGGTCAGTTCCGCGATGCTGTCATGCGCGGGGACATTCCGGTAAACGAGAACATCGAGCTGGAGATGAACCGCATTGACGCGCTCATTGACAATCCGAATTTCTACTACGACGATCAAGCGGTCGAAGGCTTTGTTCGTTACTGCGAGAACGAGCTTACCTTGACAGACGGAAGCGACCTCAAGTTGCTCCCGACTTTCAAGCTCTGGGCGGAAGAGATTCTCGGCTGGTACTACTTCGTCGAACGTAGCGTCTATGAACCCACGCCGGGCGACCACGGCGGACGCTACGTTCAGAAGACGATCAAGAAGCGGCTTACGACAAAGCAGTACCTCATCGTTGCACGAGGCGCCGCCAAGTCAATGTACGCCTCCTGCCTGCAGAGTTACTTCTTGAACGTCGACACTTCCACCACGCACCAGATCACCACCGCACCAACCATGAAGCAGGCCGACGAAGTCATGTCGCCCATTCGAACTGCCATCACGCGCGCACGCGGGCCGCTGTTCAAGTTCCTCACCGAGGGCTCGATGCAGAACACCACGGGCAACCGGGCGCTTCGGATGAAGCTTGCCTCAACCAAGAAGGGCGTTGAGAACTTTCTCACAGGCTCGCTCCTTGAAGTTCGACCCATGAGCATCAACAAGCTGCAGGGTCTACGCCCGAAGATCTCGACGATTGACGAATGGCTCTCTGGTGACATCAGGGAAGACGTCGTTGGTGCCGTCGAGCAAGGAGCCAGCAAACTGGACGACTGGTTGATCGTCGCTATTAGTTCTGAAGGAACCGTTCGCAACGGTTCTGGCGACACAATCAAAATGGAACTTGCGGACATCCTTCGCGGCGACTACTTGGCTCCTCACATCTCAATCTGGCACTACCGGCTGGACAACATTGAGGAAGTTGACGATCCCGCGATGTGGCCCAAGGCCAATCCCAACATCGGACTCACGGTTACGTACGACACGTACCAGCTAGACGTAGAACGCGCCGAGAAAGCACCAGCCTCGAGGAATGACATCCTCGCCAAGCGTTTCGGCATTCCGATGGAGGGCTACACGTACTTCTTCACCTACGAAGACACCGAGCCGCACAAGCGACGCGACTTCTGGGAGCTTCCCTGCTCCATGGGGATCGACCTCTCACAGGGTGACGATTTCTGTGCGTTCACGTTCTTGTTCCCTCTACCCAACGGAAAGTACGGCGTTAAGACTCGAAGCTACATCTCGTCTCTTACGCTGAAGAAGCTTCCCGGAGCAATGCGGGCCAAGTACGAAGAGTTCATCGCCGAGGGCAGCCTGTTTGTCCTGGAATGCACGGTGCTGGACATGATGGAGGTCTACGACGACGTCGAGGCTTTCATTCGCCAGATGAAGTACTACGTTCGCAGCGTGGGGTTCGACCCCTACAACGCTAAAGAATTCATGACCCGCTGGGAAGCGGAGAACGGTTCTTTCGGAATCGAAAAGGTCATTCAGGGCGCCCGCACGGAGTCCGTCCCTCTGGGCGAACTCAAGATCCTTGCCGAGGAGCGCATGTTGCTCTTCGACCAGCTCCTGATGCAGTTCACCATGGGTAACGCGATTACCCTGGAAGACACCAACGGCAACCGAAAGCTCCTGAAGAAGCGGCAAGACGAGAAGATCGACAATGTCTCCGCTCTGATGGACGCTTACATCGCGTACAAGAACAACAAGGAGGCGTTCGAATGACCAATTCAAGGAAGGAGGTGACTCATGGCTAAGTTCACGGAGAACATCGCGCACGCGTGGAACGTCTTCACCAACCAGGACCCTCTGCGTCGAGTCGACATCGGCGACATGGGTGCGAGCTACGGAAGTAGCCCAAACCGACGCCATCTTCGTGTCCAGCACGAGCGATCCATCCTGGCGGCCGTTCTTACGCGTCTGGCAATCGACGCTTCTGGCGTCAACCTGCGTCATATTCGCAAAGACACCGAGGATCGCTACGTCGAGGACATCCTCAGCGGGCTGCACAACTGCCTCAACGTCGAAGCCAACTTGGACCAGGGAGCTCGCCAGTTTCGGCAGGATATTTACACCACGATGTTCGATAAGGGCGTCGCGGCTGTAGTTCCGATCGACACCACGCTCAATCCTGAGATGGGTGGCGGATACGACATCCGCAACATGCGAGTGGCAGAGATCGTCAGCTGGTACCCCCGGCACGTGACGCTCAATGTCTACAACGTCCAGACAGGTCGGCGAGAAGATGTGACGGTCGCCAAGACGGCGGTCGCCATCATCGAGAACCCGTTCCTCACGATCATGAACGAGCCCAGCTCCACGCTGCAGCGCATCGTTCGGAAGCTCGCCATGCTGGATTCGGTGGACGAGCAGGCCAGCTCAGGAAAGCTCGACCTCCTGATCAAGGTCCCGTACACCGTGAAGGACGAGGCCAAGGCCGAGTACGTCGAGAAGAAGCGCAAAGCCCTTCAGGTGCAGATGAAAGACAGCCAGTACGGTATCGGTTACATCGACGGTACCGAGGAAGTCATTCAGCTGAACCGTGCGGCCGAGAACACTCTCTGGGCGCAGATCAAGGACCTCAAGGCCGACTTCTACACAGAGCTCGGCATCACTCCTGAGATCATGAACGGCACGGCTACGCCTGAGGTCATGCAGAACTACGAAAACCGCACGCTCGAGCCTCTTCTGGACGCTGCGTCGGAGGAATTTGCCAGGAAGTTCCTGACGAAGACCGCTCGTACTCAGCTGCAGACCGTGAGCTACTTCCGCAACCCGTTCAAGCTCGTCCCGATCAAGGACATGGCTGAAATCGGCGACAAGTTCTCCCGCAACGAGATCATGACAGCGAACCAGCTGCTCTCGGTGATGGGTATGAAGCCGTCGAAGGATCCGAAGGCGGATCAGCTCATGAACAGCAACATCAACCCCGCGTACCAGCAGCAGGCAATGGCCGCTGGTGGGGTTCCTGGCGCTGAAGGTGAGGAGGAAGATGCAGGTGCTGAGGAAGCTGGTTTGAGCGAGGTTGACAAGGCGCTCGACGATGCTTTCAACTCGTTGGGAGTGGAGGAAGAAGATGACGACACTTGATTCGGTTGACCCCGATGACGGAGTCCCAGCGTTCTTTCACGCCGACGGAAGTTACGACCCTGCGAAAGCGAGGGAGTACTACCTGCGGACACGAAAACTCAAGGGACGAAAGAAAGGGGCGGTCGAAGAAGCTACCGGTCGACTCAGCAGCGGGACCCCCGGGTCCAACAAGCCGACGAAGCCCAAGCTCTCGACCAAGGCCGCTACGGAGGCCCGCGTCGCTGCCCAGAAGGCTCGAATCGAGCGCCTTCGCAAGATTCTCGACTCTCTGATCAAGCAGGCGAAAGCCCGCTCTGGTGTGAAAGACGAACCGTCCTCACCCTCCAGTTCTAAAGACTCCAAAAACTCGAAAGACTCCGCCAAAGACCGCAAGCCGCTCACAGCCAAGCAGAAGCGAGAAGCCGCAAAGCGATCCGCCGAAGCTTACGCCAAGGAGCTTACAAAGTCGCCTTCGAAGAAAGCCTCAGAACAACACGATGAGATCGTGCAGCTGGAGGAGAAGATCAAGGCGATCCGTAAGCAGCTGAAGGCCGCTGTTGAGAAGGACCGACAGAAGATCACCCAAACCAAGACGGCTACAATCCGCCGTTGACACAAACAGAAAGGAGACCGTCAAAATGGAACCAGATTTCAGTGGCTGGGCCACCAAGGCGAATCTCAAGTGCACGGACGGACGTACCATCATGCCGGATGCGTTCGCGCATCAGGACAAGGTGAAGGTTCCGCTCGTCTGGTCGCACGGACACGACGACGTCGAGAACGTCCTCGGCTACGCAGTGCTCGAGCACCGCGAGGGCGAGGGCGTCTACACCTACGGCTACTTCAACGAGACGCCCAAGGGTCAGGCAGCCAAGCTGATCGTCGAGCACGGCGACCTGGACAGCATGTCCATCTGGGCCAACGAGCTTCGCGAGAAGCTGACGGGTCAGAACCTTCGTGAGGTCCTTCACGGAGCCATCAAGGAAGTCAGCCTCGTCATCGCGGGCGCCAACGCCGGCGCCAAGATCGACTTCGTCCGCATCGCCCACGGCGACGGCACGGAGATCGAGACGCTGGCTGACACCGCCATCATCACCACCGGCATGACTCTCGAGCACGTCGCGGGAGCCCCTGCCGACGAGGGTGAGAAGCGCACCTTCAAGGAGATCTACGAAGGCATGGACGACGACGAGAAGGAAGTCGTCGCGCACATGCTGGCCGAGGCCCTCGCATCGAGCGAAGGCGAAGGCGAAGGCGGCAACAACAGCGCAGTCGAACACGGCGAGCAGCTGAACCACAGCGAGACCAACAACGAGGGCACCCTCACCCACCAGGAAGGCAACAACATGAACCGCAACCTGTTCGAGAACAACGGCAAGGGCGTCGAGGGCGGAGGCGGAGAGCTCGTCACCGGCGCAAGCCTCTCGCACGACCAGCTGAAGACGATCGTGGACGACGTCCAGGTCCACGGCAAGTACGACACCTTCAAGGAGTCGCTGCTGGCCCACGCCGGCGAGTACGGCATCACGAACATCGAGCTCCTCTTCCCCGAGGCGCGGATGATCGACAACAAGCCGGAGTGGATCACGCGCCGGATGGAGTGGGTGACGACCGTCCTGAACGGCGTCCGCAAGCTGCCCTACTCCCGCATCAAGTCGATGTCGGCCGACCTCACCCACGAGGAAGCTCGTGCCAAGGGCTACATCAAGGGCGACCTGAAGGAGAACCAGTTCTTCTCCCTGGCCGGCCGCGAGACCACGCCCCAGACGATCTACAAGAAGCAGCAGCTCGACCGCGACGACATCGTCGACATCACCGAGCTCGACGTCGTCAACTGGATCTGGAGCGAGATGCGCTTCATGCTCAACGAGGAGATCGCTCGCGCCATCCTCGTGGGCGACAACCGTCCCGTCGTGATCGACGGCCAGCGCAACAAGGACAAGATCAAGGAGGAGAACATCCGCCCGATCGCCCTGGACGACCCGTTCTACACGGACGTCGTCGCGCTGCCGGCCAACATCACGCCGTCGGCCATGGTCGAGCAGGTCGTGCGTTCGCGCGAGGCCTACCTCGGTGCGGGTGACCCGACCGCGTTCATGACGCGCAAGGTCCTCAACGACATGCTGCTCCAGAAGGACGCCATGCGTCGTCGCCTGTACCGCAACCGCGCGGAGCTGGCGGCCGAGCTGGAGGTCAGCTCGATCGTCGACGTGCCGGCGATGGAGGGTGTCACGCGCGACGAGGGCGAGATCCTCATGGTGCTGGTCGACCTGTCGGACTACGCCGTGGGTACCACCCGCGGTGGCGAGATCTCGACGTTCGACGACTTCGACATCAACTACAACCAGTACCAGTACCTGATCGAGGGCCGCATGTCGGGCGCTCTGACCAAGCACAAGACCGCCCAGGTCTTCGTCCGCGACGCCGGCAACCTCATCGGTGACGGAGCTGACGAGGACGTCCTGCCCGGACCGGACGCTCCGTCGTTCAACAACAACACCGGTGTCGTCACGATCCCGGCCCAGACGGGTGTGGTCTACAAAGACGCCGACACGGGCGTCACGCTGAGCTCGGGTGCGCAGAACGCCATCGCCGTCGGCAGCGAGCTGACCGTCCAGGCCGAGGCCGCGGAGGGTTACTACCTGCCGCACAACGTCCAGACGACCTGGACGTACGCGCGCACTGCGTGATCTCAGATGGCAAAGTTCTGCGGTGAGGTCGGGTACGGCGAAACCGTAGAATCTCCTCCAGGGTCCGGCGTGTGGAAGCAAGAGTTCACCGAGATCGAGTATTTCGGCGATATTCTCGACAACACACGCCGGACCGAAGAGGGGGAGAAAGTCAACGACGATTTCGCCCTCAGCAACTCGGTCAGCATCGTCGCCGATGCTTACGCCAATGGACATTTCTTTGCCATCAAGTACGTACGCTGGATGGGGGCTCTGTGGACAGTTCAGTCTGTCAAGGTGCAGAGCCCCCGTCTCATCTTGCGGCTAGGGGGTGTCTACAATGGCCGAAGTCTCGAGAAGGATGCAGTTCCAGGAGAAGCTCAAGACTCTGTGTGACAACGTATATTTTCAGCCTCCCGAGGATGTGAAGATGACGTACCCATGCATCGTCTACGAGCCCAACCCAGCGGACACCACGTTCGCGGACAACCATCCCTTTTCAGTCACGGACAGCTACCAGGTAACCGTCATCGACGAGGATCCGGACAGTCCAATCCCCAAGCAAGTCCGTCTGCTGCCTATGACACGTCACAACCGGTCGTATGCAGCAGAACAGCTCAACCACACCGTCTTCACCATTTTCTTCTAGAAAGGAAGAAACCATGTCACGAATCAAGTGGGGCCAGGCCGGTCAGAAGCGCTGGGAAACCGGCGTCGATCACGGCGTCCTCTACCTGCGCGATGCCCAGGGCAACTACGACCGCGGCTTCCCGTGGAACGGTCTGACGACCGTCACCGCAGCACCGTCGGGCGCGGAGTCCAACAAGCAGTACGCGGACAACGGCGTCTACGCCAACCTCAAGTCGGCCGAGGAGTTCTCCGCGACCATCGAGGCGTTCACCTACCCGGACGAGTTCGAGCGCTGCGACGGCTCGGCATCTCCGGTGCCCGGCGTCACGGTCGGTCAGCAGAACCGTGAGACCTTCGGCATGCACTACCGCACGCGGATCGGCAACGACCTCGACTCCGAGGCCGGCTACAAGCTGAACCTCGTCTACGGAGCCGACGCCGCCCCGTCCGAGCAGACCAACGCCACGGTCAACGACTCGCCGGAGCTCAAGGGCTTCAGCTGGGACTGCACCACGACCCCGGTCGAGGTCCCCGGCAACGATCCCGAGACCGGACGCCCCTACAAGGCGACCGCGACGCTGTCGATCGACTCCACGCGAGTCGACGCCGACGCCCTCGAGGCCCTGGAGGACATCCTCTTCGGCACCGACGGTCAGGACGCCCGCCTCCCCCTCCCGGGAGAGGTCTTCGCCCTGTTCACCGGCACGGTCACGCAGGTCTACGCCACGGCGCCGACCTACAACGCCGCGACCAAGACGCTCACGATCCCGGCCACGGCCG